GACTTTAATTTTTCTAAATCTTCGGCCATTTTTACGTTATTGATTAATATTTTAAATTCTTCATCAAATTGCGATGGTGCTGTTGCAGGTGCTTTGACCTGTGGCTTTAATGCTTTGGCTTGTGGCTTCGTTTGAATCTCATTGCTATGGATTGCATCAGCATCATCAATGTCACCTGTTGGAACCAAAAAAGAATATAATAATGCATATTTCAATGCATACGTTGTTGCCTTACCTGCTCCTTTGTCCTGTGGATCAACTCCATGACCGTATCCGCATATTTCTTGACTTTCGCCGCTTTCATGCATTAATAAAAATGTTGAATAAACTTCCGTAAATACGGACTGCTTTGTTTTCATTTTGCCATTATAGTCTAATTCATCCCAACGTTCTATTTTAATTGTTGGTGTAATTCCTATTGGTAAAATGCATAAACCATTTTTTGCCATTGCTTGGCCAATGATTTTTTTAACCTCTTTGTCCGGAACACCTTTGTAGGACATTTGCCCTGTGCCAATTGTCATTGATTTTTCAATGCCCTTTACATCATTCATTACAGAAATGATTGCTTTAATTAAATTTGGTTTTTCCTGATTCATCGTATAATTGTTTAGAAATTCGATTAATTGATTCCCACATTAGGGGATAATTTAGTTTTCTTGAAATGGCCATCTGCACATTGTGTGGTTCCCATTTGTCTTTTCGTGGTGGCTGAATCCCTTGATTATTTAGGTCATCAGCCACTAATTTTTGCAACTCTGATTGATTAATTTTTATCCGCATATCGTTTATTTAACATTTCTTCAATTGATTCAAATTCCTCTGTGCCTATTTCTTTGCCTCCCCATTCATGCATCTCATTTTGGATGTATTTGCCTAATTCATCGGTGTCATTAAAATTCTTTGTCACCGTGTAATATCCTGCATTATCTTTGAATGTGATTTTGTAGATCATGGCCGTAGTGTTTAAATGTTTCCGATTATATACATGATTTTCACGCATACTGCCAAAACGGTCAAACAGATTACTAAACCTGCAATGTCGTTTTTGTCGATTGTTTTTAATAGATTCCACATAATAATTGATTTTTTTTGTTGTTGCGTTATTGCCTTACAAACATATAACCTTTATTTTGATTTCCAAACAACTTCAAACAAATTAATGCAAAAAAATATTAATTATTTATTTAACGGTCAAAAAATAGGTTAAAAATAGGTAAAAAATAGGTTGCCTATTAAAAACCTATTGAAAAAATAGTGTAACAAAAAAGGGAAAACCCAATGGATTTGCCCTTTCTTTACAACAACTTATGAATCACTAAACCTTTAACCTGCTATAAAATTACACAATTTTCCCATCTTTTATCATAATGTTTTCAACCTTTGATTTGCCGTTTTCAATGGTTACAATAGCCATCCCGTTGTTGTGCTGTGCAAATGGGTAATATTTAGGTGATAATTGCGTCAAACAACCTGTGCTGTACGTGTGTATAAATTTTTTAAATCCGTCTTTTTTGATTGTGTTGGTTGTTCTGTGAACGTGTCCAATTAAGGTATTGCAAAACGTTTTGTTGAACGTGCTTTGTGAAGGGTTCATCCCGCCTGCCATCAATTCATGGCCGTGACAAACCAACAAATCACCCATTTCCATGCCCTGCCAATCAGGAACAAATTTAATATCTAACACATCCATCCGGAAAAACTTATCAAATTGCATTTCGTGCAATTGGGCAAATTCCTCTGCCTGCTCATTCAAATATCGTTGATACCTGTTTTCGTGGTTCCCTGCTTTGAAATATATTGGGATTGTTGGGAATATGCCACGCAAGGTTTGCAAGAAATTACGGCACATATCTATTTCTTTTGGGAAATCACGCAGATCCTTTTCCTTTTCGTGTCGGCTGATGCTGTAAAAATCGAATGTGTCACCATTTAGATACAGGCAATCAATGTTGCGTGCCTTCAATTCCTTAATTGCGCATACAACAGATTCAACCGAATGGAACGGAATATGAATATCTGATAAAACCCCAATGACCTTTAAATTATCCGGTAATCGATCTGATGTGTATTCCTTCCCAATGGATGGTTCAATGCCAAAATTGTCTAATTCAAAAAATGTGGTTGATTCAATCTGTGCCTTTGGTAAATTTTCTAATTGTGACTTTGTGCGTTCACGCAATAAAATATTGTGATACCTCATTGTCTTACGCATCATATCAGCCGTAATGTATCCGTATGTTTGATAATATGTTTCTGAAAAAGTTTTGATATTTAATGGTGATGAATAAAAATGATCTCTGATTTGATCGTGTTTTTTGCCCATTTGTAGTTTTTTTTATAAAATTAGTCAAATTGCTAATTAGTTACTGCACTAAATAAAACAAAAATGGCCGTAGATTATTCCACGACCATTCTGCATTCACCCTAATCAACATCCGATGCACTTATAAAATGCACGGATGCGCACTACCAAACCCTATGAAAAACAAATTATTCCTGATACGATACCCTGTACGTATTTGCCACATCCGTGTAATTATTTGGAATGTGAAATTGGCACGTGTATACATTTGATTTCAACTGCACCCGGATTGAATCCACAATGGCCGAATCTGTTTCGGTTAATGTGTTAAATTTAATCCATAATTTATGCGCCATACTCATGATTGAATACTGATCCATATTGTACAAATCACCTTCATATTGCATTGAATATTGCCTAAAATCGTTTAATCTTTGCTGTGTGACTATCTGCTCTATAAATAATCCATTGGCATCCTGCGCACGTTTGAATGCATTGTTGTCTGTAAATGCCCCCGAAAATACAACTGAATCCAAATCAGCCTGCACCACATCTTTGTGTTCTAAGACATCAGATGTCACAAATGTACCGGACTGCTCACGAATAAAATATGCCTCTTTATATACGTTTTGATCCTTATCAATATTCCGAATTGCGCAGTTATCTAAATAAATTCCTGTATATGAACCCGGTGCATTGATGTAAGGTAATGCAAAACCCAATTCCATTTGCCCTGAATCCGGTGCATTTGCTGTTGTAAATTTAAACGTTTCAAATCTACCTGCTCCCACAACGGCTGTTTCATTCCAAACAATTGATCCGGATGTTCCCCATGTTTTGTTTGTATTGCTCCAATACCAATATGTTGATGGTGCATATTCAATCCGCAGATACCACGGCAATCTGTTATCCGATCCGCCAATGTCAATATTAATTGATATTAAAACTTGATATTGATTGGCTTTAATGGCTGATGCTGCCCCAACCGTAAACAATTTTGTCTGATATACACCTAACGCACTTGTGCCTGTAAATTTGATTGACTTACGGCCTGCAAATGGGTTTGCCTCAAATGTTCCAACGGCCCCAAATAATGTATCCCAATTTTCATATCCAAATTCAAACGATGCGTTTAAATTCAAATCATCCTGTTGCTGTGAAATATCGACTATTTCCTGATATTTTTTTACCGGCCTGCGTGGTGTCCTAAACAAATTTTGGCCAATTGGTTGCATATTGGTTGGCACGACCTTCAACATATTTGTTGTCACGGTTGATTGTTCAACACCTAAATAATTATAAATCCAATATTTGATGTCCTCTGATCCTGCATTTAAAAACCCTTGTTTGGCTGTTAAAATGCCGGCACCGGTGTATGTTCCTGCCTGTATTCCTGCAATTATCCGTTGATCACCATAAGATGAATTATTTACAATATACCACCGGCCAAACGATTGGAAAATACGGCAATTGAATCCAAGTAATATTGAACGCAATGTCATTTTTGCATCGTTTATGATGTATTTATTATTGTAAAATCCAACCTTTCTGATCGTGATTTGATCAAATATGTTTTTCCATGCTGCATCCGTTGAAATACGTATATCATTACTGATGTAAATGTCATAATCCAACTGCAAATTGGCTAAACCATTGTACATGAATTTCCATAATGTTTGATTATCTACACCAACTGCCGGCATCCATGTATCGTACCCATCTAATTGACCTAAATTGTCTGTGGCTGTAATTGACAATGAATACGGTGTTGAAACCAATGCCTGTGAATATAAATCATTTACAACCCAACCTGCCCAATATGTTGACCAATTTCCGGCTGATGATTCCCAATAAATTACCACTTTGTATTCACGTTCATCGTACAAATAAAAATCATCATAGGTGACATCATCTGTCACCATTAAATTTAATGTGCATAATGATCCAATCAATGGCTCATATAAATCCTCCTCTGCCTTCCACTCGATTTCAACCGGTTCTGATGTGCCAACCATTGGCAAAACCGATCCGGTGTAACCATTTTTAAATATTTCAACTTTTCGTTTGTTGCCTTTTATGTCGGCAAATTCCAAACGATATTTCACACCGTATGCCATATTTTTATCCTATTCTGTTGCGTTGCTTTTCTGCACGTTGTAATGCCACCACTAAATCCTGCCCTCTTAACACAAATTCACCTGTCATTGCACCGCCTCCGCCATTGCCTTGATCCATCATGCCCTGTAATTTAGACAATGGTGCAATTACTTCCGGATTTGATTTTGCACCCGGATATTCACCCATTAAACCCATTGTTGGCCCCGAAACAATACCACCTGCGGCAAATTTTGGAATGGCTGCAAATGCTGCTAAAACTCCACCAACTGCCGTTGAAATAAATGCCGGTGTTGTAAAGATAGCGGCCGGCCCTGTTGCGGCTCCTGATTGTGCTGCTCCTTGCATTACAAATCCCAATGATGATGCAAGGTTCATTACTAATTGCTTTGCAACCATTGCGCCTAATGCAACTAATGTTTGCATCATCTGTCCTGCAAATCCCTCCAAACCTGTTGATGCCAATCCCATTGAATCCACAATTGATTGCCCCAATGCACTAAATGCCTGTCCGGCTGTATCTGCAACCATTTGACCAATAGCCATAATTCTTTCCATCTGTGCTGCAACATTTGCGGCCGCTGTGGCTGCATCTGTATTTGCAAATGTATTTATGACTTCCGCAACTGCACCAAATTTTTCCTCTAATGCTAATAAATCTTCTTGATCGTATTTGGCATTTAATGCGGCTGAATCTGATCTAAATTTTTCATCAATTGCCTTTGTACTTTGATGCAGTCTATTGCGTTCATTTATTTGTTGATCATAAACTGATGCCAAATCTCCAACCTCTTTTTGGCGATCTGTCAAATATTTTGTTGCTAATGCATCCGCTGCGGCTTGATCTTCTTTGCCTACCTTGTCTTTTAAGGCTGAAAGTTTATCAAATTCGCCTGCAAAATATTTGTTGCTTTCTTCAAATGCTTTCTTTTTTGCTTCTTCAACGGGATCTTTTCCGCCTTTTTTTGCTGCTTTTGGCGCACCTGTTGCCGTTTGTGTTCCTGTGCTTGTTGCTGATTCAACTTTATTCAAATCAATATTGCCCATTTTGGCATATGTTTCAATAAGTTTATTAATGCTTGCTATTTCTGTTTTTGTTCTATTTGCACGATCAACGGCCCCTTTGGCCAATAAATTTCCATTATTTGTTGCTACACCATAAGCCAATGCCAATGCACCCATAACAGATGATCCTGCATCCGCTTCGCCTGTTTGCAATTCTAATTTTTTTGCTGTTAATGCCTCAATTTTAGCATTTGCCGCCATTGTCATCGCTTTTTGGCGCAACGATCCAATGTATTTATCCATTGATTTTTTGGCACTATCTGTGCCAATTGTTTCCAATGTAATTCCGTTTAAATATTCAGGGGATATTGCATTGATTGCTGCAATTGCTTTTTTTCTTTCAGATAATGAAACATTCTGATTTTCAGCCAATTTCACCAATCTTTGCAATTCATTTTCCTCTTTTATTGTGGCAGCCGCTGATTCCTTTTTTAAATTATTGACCTCTTTTTGTACATCAGTCAATTGTTTAAAAACACCCATTTGAACCAAATAAACGGCTGTTAATCCGGCAACTAATGCAGTAATTGCAACCAAAGGATTTGCCATCATTGTTGCCCAAAGGTATTTGACCGCCTTTGATGCGTTTGTAAATCCTGTGATCATATTTGTTGAAAGGAATCCAACTGCAATTAATACAGGGCCAATGGCTGCGGCTAAACCTGCCAATACCATTATAATTGTTTTGGTTGTTGTTGATGTTTCTGAAATTGATGTCATCAAACTATTCATTGCTTTGAATGCAGCCGTAACGTATGGCAATATTACTTGACCAAATTGCGCCCCGACCTGTTTTAATGATTCGGAAAACATACGCATTTGATTTGCCGCCCCATCGCTTGTTCGTGCAAAATCGCCCTGCGCATTTGCTGTGTTGGCCATCACATAATTGTATCTCAACAACACTTTTTCAGCCTGTGTCATCGTATCATATTGCTTTGTCATCCCTTGCGATAATGCAAAGGTTTTCAAATTGGTTTCGGTCATAATAACACCTAACCTTTTTAATGATTCCGTTTCACCGGTGAAAATTCCATTTAAAGCCGTTGTGGCTTCCTTAATATCAATATTTTTAAATGATGATAGATCACCTGCTAATCCAACCAAAGATGTTGATAATTTGGCGGATTCATCTGTACTTAATCCCATTGATGTTGCCATATCGCCAAATAATGCGGCCATATCTAATGCCGTACCCTCTGCAATACCGAATGATGTCAATGCGTTTTTGGCAAATGCCTGAACTTCTTGTGATGAACTTTTAAATGCCACATCAACTTTGTTCATAGATTCGTTAAAATCTGATGCTAATTTGACCGCTGCGCCACCGGCTAATGCCAAAGGTGCTGTGACATACATTGACATTGATTTGCCAATATCTGATGCAGTTTGTCCAAAATCTTTTAATTTCTTGTCTGCGCTCGATAATGCATCATTTAATCCTGATGCGTCACCGGTTATTTTTACGTTTAATTCATTTGCCATGATGTAAAGTTAAAAAAAAAGCCAACCCATTATTTGGATTGACTTTTTTCAATTTGATCTAAAAATGCCTTGAATTGTTCCGGTGTTGATTTCGGTTTTCCTTTCTCTAAATACACATCCTGTGGCAATGGGAATAATTTATCAGGTGTTATCAATTGAGAACGTTTTTTAGCTTGTGAATTAATGATCATTGTGCTTGTAAACCTGTGCATCTCCCAATGCAGGTTTATTGAAACACTCCATGATTCCCCCAACAACGCATTTTCTTTCCATGTGTTGCGCCAAAACTGATCCGGTGGAATACCTGCCTGACCGATATAAAAATCAAGCATTCGATCCCATGTTAGGGCTTGATCTGCTTTGGGTTTTTTGTGGATTTCTCAACGTTTCTGCGCACACCTGCATTCAGGTCATTGCCTAAAATACGTGATTGCATTAATGTTTCAACAATCAATGTCAATTGATCCTGATTCACATCCTCCATCCAATCACCAACCGAATAAATCGTATAATCTACCTGATTGCCATTTTCTTGATCGTATGCTAATAGGCCGGAATAAACCAACGCACGCATTGATGATAATGACAAACCGCCTCCAAAAACTTTGTCTATTTCTGAAATACTGAATCCTGATGCCTGTTCAAAGGCTGCCCAAAAATTCATTGAAAAATGCAGGGTGCGATTTTTACCGCCAATATTCAATTGACAATAGCCCCTCTTTTGATTGACTTCCATTTTGTGTTTGATTAGGTGTTTAAACTCTTAACCCCTGCACCATATTACCGATGCAGGGGAATGTATTACTGAATCAACAAATTATGCGTTTGTTGATTTTACGATTGCGCCTGTCAATGTGATTGATCCGCTGAATGTCACCGCTGCTTCCATTTCTGCCGATTGCTCGATGGATGCAATGTATCCCTCCGCTGTGTAAATCGTGTCACCTGATGCAGATGTACCGAATACACACGTGATGATTGTACGATTCAAAACAAAATCAACCAATTCCTCTGCATTTGCCGCAGATGCGTAGTTTACTAAACCATCAAATGAAATTTCACCTGAACGTAAACCGCTGATTCCCTCAGACCAACCTGATGAATCTTTTGTTGTTGCATCTGCAATGTCCTGTGAAATAGACAATGAACATGATGTTGTGTGTGCAATAGCCGTTCCATCAACTTTGATTAATAGGTTCGTGCCGTTAAATACTCCCGATGTTGCCATATTTTTGTTTAATTTTTATGCTCTGTTATTTAATGCAAATATATTCAAAATGCATTATAGATTTTGCCATTGAATATTTAAGTTTTCCCAATTTGTAAACACCTGATTCCATATCAATCGTGTATCCGTATAAATCCGGCCTGAAATGGTAAAATCAACGGAATATGTCGAAACGTTTTCCATCTGTGAAACCTGTTCCACGTTGTTGATATACCCTAAACCGTAATAAAACATCCCGGCTGTTTGGAACACCCATTGCACCTGTGATCGTGTGATTATTCTGTCCACAAATTGGTTATAATTAACCTGATCAGAATAATCAATCAATCCATCCGCTGAAAATGATGCCGATCGTTTACCGGCTAAGACTTCTTTCCAACCCTGCGAATTTTTATTGGTAAATTCGGCCATGTCCATTTGTAAAGACATCGTGGCTGATTTGGAATGTCCTAATGCCACATCGCCTTCATACAAAACAACATTGGTGCCGTTTACTAATGCCATTTAAACCGCAGGTGATTCAATTTCCGTCAATAAGGGTTCGATTGTTGGTGGAACCGGTGGCATCGGTGGAATATATTCTCCTGTGATTACCAAATTTAATTGCTCTGCTATCCAATCCCATGCATATGAATCAATTGTCCATTGTGCATATGCATCACCTGTCATTATAAG